TGAACATCATTTGGTATACTATAATAATAGCCTTATTGATTATGGCAGGAGTTTTTTATATGGAATACATTGAAAAGTTTTTTAAAAAAATGAAAAAAAGTTATGCAAAACTTTTTAAATGGGGATTAACACCCAATAAACCACAAGCGCCAAAGAAAAGAGGGCGCCCAAGAAAGAACAAATAATGCCAAGAAAACCAGTAAAAAAGAAAACTAGTAGTAGAAAGGGGGCAACTCCCACCAATCCAAGCTTATATGCTAGAGTAAAGTCAGAAGCTAAACGTAAGTTTAAAGTTTGGCCTTCAGCATATGCTTCAGGTTGGTTGACTAAGACTTACAAACAAAGAGGTGGGGGCTACAGATAGTGGCTAAACCAACGGGTGGACTCACTAAATGGTTTAATGAAGAGTGGGTTGATATAGGCAGAAAGAAAAAAGGTGGCGGGTATGCGCCTTGTGGAAGAAAAAAAGCTTCTACTAAAAGTAAAGGATATCCAAAATGTGTACCTAAAGCTAAAGCTGCGCGTATGACAGAGGCACAAAAAAAGAGTGCGGTAAAACGTAAACGAGCTAAAGCTCAAGGTGTAGGCGGTAAACCAACAAGAGTAAGTACTTATGGCAGAAAAAAGAAAAAAAGATCCTAGATTAGCAAGAGCGGGCGTTAGTGGTTATAACAAACCAAAACGTACCCCCAGTCACCCAAAAAAATCACATGTTGTAGTAGCTAAAGAAGGCAGCAAAATTAAAACAATTCGATTTGGTGAGCAAGGAGCTAAGACTGCTGGCAAACCAAAAGCGGGTGAATCAGAACGTATGAAAAAGAAAAGGGCTTCTTTTAAAGCTAGACATAGAAGAAACATTTCTAGAGGCAAAATGTCAGCTGCTTACTGGGCAGACAAAGTTAAATGGTAGTCAAAAAGAAAAAAGACAAAAAGTGGATTCAAAAAGCTATTAAAAAACCTGGGGCTTTTAGTGCCCAAGCAAAGAAAGAAAAGATGTCTGTTTCTAAATTTGCAGACAAAGTATTAAAAAAAGGTAGTAAATACTCAGAAACTACTAAAAAACGTGCCAGATTGGCAAAAACCCTCAAAAAAATCAGATCTAAGAAAAAATGACCTCGTGAGAACGTGCTGGTTGCATTTTCTTAAGGTAGTTAATGTAATAAGTATCGTAAGAGCTAAAATGCAGTGACGGGCTTCTCAGAGCGTGTAACGCGGTTTTGCTGTTTTAGTTGTCTTATATTGTAGTTTTCACCCGCATTTCGTAAATTTATGAGTTTTTTCTCAAGTTTTGAGTAAGTTCCCCATTCTTTTAGCTCAGTTGCGGTTCTTCCACAGCCTTTGCAACGTTCATCACCCCATTGGGTTACAGAACAAACTCCAATACAAGGACAATCTGCAAGACTTGCACAACAACCAATTGCTTTTGTTAATCTAGTAAACCCTGTTTCTTCAGTCATTGTTTTTTTCTACAACTTTTATTAGACGCTGTAGATACCACTCTGCTTTTCGCAAGTCCTGTTCTTGGTTCTTTTGTTCATACCGCCAAAGATATTTCATTACATTACCTTTACAGTACGCAGCAAATTGATCATCTGTCATACTTGCTTGTATTGCACTTATGCACTCTATACCACCTTGGTTATAGTGTGCAGGTTTGTTTACTGGGTCAAATTCCATTTAATCCTCCTTATTATGTAAACATATGTTGCTTATTTTGTCTATAAATTGCTCAATTGGCAAGGCACACTTGAGAAACTCGTCTAAAGTAAAAAATTCTTTTTGGAAGTCTTGGCTTACAATACAAAGATCCGGGGCCCCTAAAATGTAATACACAGGCATGTTGTAGTCATACTGTCTTTGTAACCAGATTCTTTGTTGTGGCGAAAGATCAACTTTTATTTTTGACGTGCCACGTTTGGGAAGTTGTTGTATATATTTGTATTCAAAAAAAGCAAACCCTGCTGGGCCTGAATAAAAAGTGTCGGGTACACCGCCATGATATGGATCATTGATTTTCCACTTATAAATTTCTTTAGGAAGTTTCTTGTGGATTTTGTTGATGAAGTCCTTTTCTTTCAAACTTTATTTCTCGCTCTCGCATAAGAAGCTGTAAATCATGCCAACGATAAAACGTTTTATTTACATGATCCCAGAACCAACCTTTATGTGCAGTAGAACATTTGCAGGCATGCTTGGGTTTATTACATTTATTACAATCTAACATTAAATACATCCTAAACTTAGTATACACGGCGCGACAGTATATGTCGCACCATGTAAGCAAAATAATTACTTAGATACGCTATCAAATACTTTTTTAGCGTTTTCGTAATCGTCATCAGTAACCCAACCAACATTTTCTACGGCAATGTTATAAAACTTTTGCCCTGCACGGTTTTGGGTTTGTGAAGAAGACATCTTCCATAGAGAAGAAAATCTATCTCCACCTAAACGGGCGACTTGCGTGTTCCATTCTCTTGAGACTCTTAGCTTCGATGAAGCACAGTCAAAGATAAATGGTGTATCAAGTGCACCTGTTTTTGCATCTTTTTTAATTAAAAGATGAGATTGAGTCTGAGTGATGTCAAAATCATCAGGATTCAATCCTTGTGCAGTTAGAGAATCAATGGCGTCTTTTTCAGTACTGTATGTACCTGCTAAGCCCCCACCTTTTTCTCGTTTTTTCCAAGCGACAAACTCTTCGGTGAATTTTACGTTAATAACGTAAATTTCTTTTCCGTAGTTTTCTCTTGTTATGGTGTTGATAAAGTCACCTGGTTTGCTTCCCTCAATGTGTTCACTGTGGTTTTCATCAACTTCATTAGATAACTGTTGAAGTTGTTTAACCCTAGGGGTTTGCAAGTGATCTGCAGTAACGTTTTCGTTACCAAGACCACCACCAGCCTGCACGTGTGCAGGTACCTTATCGCTTACTAATGCAATATCACTCATAGTACGTACTCCTTGTTTCGTTGATATTGTTAATATTACTTTGACCTGAAATTAATTCGGGTCAACTCCGTTGATGTTACGCCTGGCAAATCCATGCCGAGTTGTAACAATTCCCTATAAGCAGTTGCTGACATACGTTTTTGCAGCAGCTCGAACTGTTTTGTATCGAGTATGTGCTGGTAAACAAAATCCCAGTTTTCTACCGTTGGGACCGTTTCTGTTTTAAGAGAAACGGTACACGTATCATTCCCCACTCGATCAATCCCTTGATTCTTTAGTGTGGTTGCGATTTGTGTTTCTAATTCTAATTTTCTAGATTTAAGAATTTTTTCTTGTTCTAGCAAATTAGCTAATTGGGTTCGCGTATCCGCGAGATCATTTAACATGTCATCCATGTTTCGTGTTTCGTCGTTCAATGTATAGTCTCCGTACTGTTTGCGGGTGTTGCAAGAAACACTCCGTCTGTTAATGTAATGGCTTCCTTGCCAGCCTGTAAAACTAATTCTTCTAAATTATCTTGATCTATATCTCCACGTAAAACTAAAAGTTCTGATATAGCAAATACTAAAGCTGCTGCAATAACATCAGCTGGACGTTTTTTTAATTCTTCTACAGTTTCCATAATTTCTATACTAAGTTGTAGTTTGTGTTTTTCCATTTTGTAGCCCTGTTAATATATGAAGAAGGTTTTCCATTTTACCTAGCTTACCATTTAATTTTGCATACACATCTTCTTCCCAGGTTTTATGGGCTGCAATAAGTATTGTTTCAGTTTTTTGTGTTTGACTTGCTCTATGAATACGTCGATTGAATTGTTGAAAATGTTCTGCGTTGTATGTAGGAGAACACCAAATTGCTGTGGTAGCTTTTGTAAGAGTAAGTCCATGACCTGCAGATTGTGGATGACAAAACAATACACGTATTTGGCCTGCTTGAAAGCGTTGTACAATACCAATACGTTTTTCAGCAGGAACACTACCATCAATAATTTCATAAGATAACTTTTCTTTTTCTGCTTGTTCTATAAGCGCATCTCTTTCATGTTTCCAATTAAACGCTACGATACAATGTTTGCGTTCTTTAATAAGATCAATGACTAGGTTGTAACGTTCTTGGTGAATGTATTGAACTCGACCTTTTTCATCATACACACCGCCTGAGATGAGTTGTAATAACTTTTTAACTCGGGCTCCTGCGTGTACAGCATTAATCGTACCTGCTTGTGTATACAAAACACTCTCTTCTGCGAATGTTTTGTACATTTGTTGAACTTGAGGAGATAAGTGTGTACGTACAGTTCGTACGATGTTTGGGGGAAGATCTACACAGTCTTCTAGTTTGTAACGAATTGTAATATCGCTAAGTTGTTTTGCTATAGCTTCTTCGATGCCTGGCTTGTCAACCCATTCATTAGCAAAGCCATTAAATTTAGGAGTGCATACTTGGTTGCGGTAAGCAAAAAAGCGTTCGCCTAAATGCTTACCGTCATCAACAAGTAATACAGGATGCCAGAGATCTAGAATAGAATTACTATTAGGAGTACCAGACATGGCAATCCTATAATCAAACTGGTTGATAATTTGTTTGAGATTTTTTGAGCGTTTTGACTCTCGATTTTTAAAAGCGGTAAATTCATCAATAACGATTTTAGTAAAGCCGCTAAGGAGATTTTTATTTTTGTGTAAAAAATTGACAGCTTCAAAGTTAGTAATGACCATTTCGTGGGAAGGGTCTGAAAATATTTTTTTACGGTTTTTAGCATATGCTACTCCATATTTAATAGTTGGTTGAAACTTTACTATGTCTTCAACCCAAGCTGCTTCAAGTATAGATAAAGGTGCGAGTACAAGAGTGCGGCCCGGTATTTTTGTAATAGCGTCAAGCACAGCTCTTGTTTTACCAGTACCAGGATCTGATGTAATAAGACAGCGGGGGTTAGATAGAATAAAGTTGGTTGTTTTTGTTTGATGCTCGTAAGCAGGAATATCTTCCATGTTTCGTTCCTCATTGTTATTCGTTCGTTGTTAAGTATTTATT